GCGAGTGGCTGGAATATGGTCCAGAGAAAGTGGATTGGGGTTGAGCTTTGACGTAACCGAAGCATCTCCCACTGTTGAACCCGAACGACCTAAACTAAAGGTGGTGAAATGAGAGTAAGACGAAATCTCCTATGGAGAAAACTACTGACTCTGCGCTGGAGTGGAGCAGGCGGAGCACATTTTAATAGGAAAAAACGCTTGCACCGTGAACGTAAACATAAGGGAGGTGAAGAATGAGAATAGCAGCACTAGCACTGGCACTAAGCGTAAATGTGGCAACGGCATCTGACGGTGGACTAAAGGAAGCCGAAACGCTAATGAAGTCCAAGAACTGTTTCACTTGCCACGCTATTGATAAAAAAATAGTTGGTCCGTCGTTTAACGATATCTCTGCAAAGTACACCGAGGAAGATATCCCAGCTTTGGTCCACAAGATTATGCGTGGCACAAAGGGAACTTGGGGTCCCATTCCTATGCCACCTAACCCAGTGTCCGCTGAGGAGGCTGAGAGTGCAGTTAAGTTTATATTGAAGTTAAAGGATTAACAATGAAAGCAGGTAAGGTTTGGGGCAACACCGCTAATATACTGAGCAACGGAGTGTTAGAATTCCACCGCATAGAAGCTAACGCTGGAGGCTATTGCTCCAAACACTACCACCGCACTAAATATAACGGATTCTTTGTGGAGAGCGGTAAGTTGTTAGTGAGAGTTTGGAAAAACAACTACGACTTAGTAGATGTAACCGAACTTTCGGCTGGCGACTTTACTGTTGTAGCTCCAGGTGAGTACCATCAATTTGAAGCACTAGAGGACACTGTGGCTTTTGAGTTGTATTGGGCACAGTTCCACCACGACGATATAGTAAGAGAATCCATTGGAGGAAAATAATGACCTGCGTAGTTTGCGGTAAAAAGATTGACCCTCTTTGTCAGTGGAGCAGTTGTAAGAGCTCCAACAATCCTAAAAAACAAAAATAATTTTTAACTAAATATCTCTTTTTCGCAAAGCAAAAAGGAGAAGTGCCATGTCGTCATATTGGGGTTATCATGCAATGTTTGATTGTTCGAGTTGTGAGCTAGATGCTATCACTTCTCGAGAAAAGTTACATAAGTTTTTAGTTGATTTGGTGCAGCGTATTGATATGAAAGCATACGGTGAACCTTTTATTGAGCACTTTGCCACCCATGATCCTGAGAAGGCTGGCTTCAGCGTTTGTCAGATGATTGAGACCAGCAACATCACTGGACACTTTGTGGATAAGAACGGCGATGCCTACATTGACATCTTCAGCTGCAAGCCTTACGACGTTGAGGTTGCCAAGAAGGTTATCGTTGATCACTTAGACCCATTAAAGATTCGTGTTAACTTCATCACTCGTCAAGCAGGGTGACGGCGATGAAAGCAGATATGTGGAGCCATGTGGATTGGGTAGAATTAAATGGCACTACCGACACGGAACTTAAAGCGCAGTACGATGACCTATTGAAGAGGAGTGGGTTTACGATTCTTAATTTCGTAGACCACTTCTTTTCACCACACGGTTATACTGCTTTGTGGCTTTTGGGTGAGAGCCACTTTGCCATTCACACCTTCCCCGAAGAAAACAAATATTACATTGAGCTTTCTAGCTGCATTGAGGAAAAGTACGATAACTTCAAACAGCTTTTGTTATAAATAAAGATGATTGGTTGAAACTGATCTGATCTATATCCTTCCTCATTATGCTCTTATAGAAACTTAAACAGGAGCATCCTAAAAATGCGTCTATTCAAATGCGCTATGGCATTTGTTATGATGACATTTTGTAATTTAGTTTTAGCGGATACATCATCTGTGAATGAATCTACAGAAATGGGAGTTTTAGAAAATGATTATGTAAAGGCAGGAGTTAATAAAACAACAGGTACATTTGGTTCAGGAGGCAACACTTCTCCAGGATTGATGTTCGACTCAACAGGTACTGGCGACTTTAACACCAGTTACGATTACCTAACCCCAGGAAGTCCATTTGACGGTTGGTCTATTAAGATCGACGGTTCTAACAGTTATAACAATAACGCTAGTACAAGCAGTGCGACTTGGCTTGACTCAGACGGACTTGCCAACGGTACTGACACATTAACTTGGGAAGGCACAAATCCCGCATACAGTGGTTGGTCGGTGGAACATATCTACTCACTTGGTGCTACTAGTAAGTACATTGACATTACCACAAACATTACAGCAGGCAGTTCAGCTGACACAGTTTACTTTGGTCGCTATATTGATCCAGATGCTAGAGCAGCAAGTGGCGATAGTTCAGCAACCGACAACGTGTTAGGTTATTCAGGTATTCCAGAAAGCAACGTGGCATTCAGTGAAGCAACAGTTTCACGTTACGCATTGGGTTTGTACTCAACAAACTCAAACGTTGATGCAGGTATTAATGACTGGGATCAAAATGCTGATAGCTACACTACTTCAAAATACACTGATAGTGATGGCAACACAGTAAACTACGGTACAGGCGACGACACTATCGGTTTAACTTGGGTATGGTCAGGTGTTAGTGCTGGTGATATTTTAACAGCAGACTACGCATATATCTTTGGACCAAGCGCATTTGATGCAGCGGACACTGCTATTGATGGTGGTGCTGGTGGTGGAACTGCAGGTGAGTTACCGAGTGGTTGGGGTGCAGTCAGCGACGAAGGTTCAGCGACAGATGCTGCTTCAAGCAGTGGACCTACAGCAGTCGGTACAGCAACATCTAGCATTACAAGTCACTCTGCTTCAGAAGCTGATGGTGTACAAACTATTGCTCGTACAAAAACTACTAGCACATGGACAGTATACAGTGATGCGTCGACTAGTGATCCTACAACAACAACAGAAAGTTTATCAAGTTTTACAGGTCGTGTTGATCAAATTGAAACAGTCAACAACATGATGCAATTAACAAATCGTGAAGTAGATTTTCATGGTGTTAAGTTATTAAATGACAACAGCAAAGCCAGCAATGGAATGGCTGGTGATGTGGTGGGTATTGTGGTTGGTGGACAGCGTGATCTAGATAACGGATGGGCACTTGGTGCTGGGTTCGGTAAACTAGATGCTAGAGCTGACAACAACAGCGACTGGGTTGAAGCGGATAGCGTTATGTTTAATGTTCACGCTGAACGTGAATTGGTTGACGGTAGCGTTAGACTTAGCTTGACCAATAGCAATGTAGACTACAGCCTCAGCAGAGTAATTGGAGACTTTAGTAATACTGCTAGCACCACAGGTGTTGATCGTTATGTTAAAGTTGAGTGGACTGCGAGTGGTGAGAAGCTTCGACCAATTCTCGGATACACCAAAGGCGTAACTCGAGTTGAGGGATATACTGAGGCAGGTTCTGTACAAAGTGCTCGAACAGTTGCAAGAGATAACGACTGGTATAGGTTTGCTTCCATTGGATTTGAATTTAATCTAACTCCAAGTCTCAGTGGTAGTTATGTCCACGACACAGATGGAACTAACAGTCTCGCTATTGGGTTAGATAAAACAATTAACGATAAGACTTTGACTCTTGAAGTTGGCAGAGTCGAAACAGAAACGACTGCTGCAAATACGATTAATGCAAAACTAAACATAATGTTCTAAGCATGGGGGAGCAATCCCCCATTGCAATTTGTGTTTAATATATAATGTTAGTATAATTATGGTTTGTGAAACTAATTGGAGATTTGCATGTCTAATGTTGTTTTGGAAAAATCTTTTATTTCAACCGAAGATAAAACTTTTGTAAGGGAGTTATTGCATAATGAAGAGATCCGAGATCTGTGTGTTACTTTTACCAAGAAAGACGGCACGCAAAGGGAAATGTTCTGCACGTTATCAGAAAGTAGAATTCCTACCGACAAAAAACCCAAAAACACAGATTCCGTATTTACTGACGAAGCACTTCGAGTCTTCGATGAAAAGATAGGAGAGTGGAGATCTTTCCGCTGGGAAAGCGTAATCAAGATCGAGTATACTACCTAAGTTATTGATTATACAGAGAAAATAAAGCTTTACTTTAATTCTACATTATGGTATAATGACTATATATTATTATGGAGGATTAAATCCTATGAGTACTGTACTAAAGAAAAAAGTAAAGCAACAAAAACTTATATCCGCAATAAAAGAAATTGAACCAGTAATCACTAAAGATGATTACGAATCCTCATTGCATCGAGCGTTCAATTACCACAATTACAACACACCCAACAAGAAGTTAAAAGATTGGGCTGTGTTGTATACCAAAAAGAACTTTCCTAAACTTGTATCTGCCGTAAGTAAAGCACCCGAATGGGAGTTTACGACTTATGCAGTTATAGCACATCATTTATTGAAGGGACAATATATTGCTCCTGAAGAAAGTCAAAGATTAAATGATAGGCTACAATCTATCGCTGCAAGGTACAGTATAGCTGAAGAGAAAGCTACAGAAACAAAACTTGTAGTTGATATTCAAAAGCGTATATACGACACTGCTGTTGTTTTATCTGATGAGATTGATTATCAGATAGACGCATTCCTCAAAACTAAAATTGTTCCAGACTTTTCCGCTATGGCTTATCTTCGCAGTAAAGAAGTAAGTGGACCTGTGGCAAAAAAGATTGGAGAATTTTATGAGGGGTGGCTTTATGAAGTAGAAGAAGCACTGGCAGGAACTGATGAGGATTTGGTAGATGGGTACTCTAACTTTACCAAGACTCAGCTCAAAAAGTTTTACAAGTTTATTGAAGATATTATTAATGACTGTAAACAGTTTGTGGTTTCGAGTAAAGGTGCACGCAAACCTCGTGTTCGTAAACAGAAGTCTCCACTTCAGTTAGTTGCTAGAATGAAGTATATGAAAGAGGATGGCGACCTGAAGAGTGTTAATCCAGTAGATCTGATTGGCAGTAAGGAAGCGTGGATCTATAATACCAAATACAAGAAACTCATGAAGTATGCATCTGCGGATAACTCTGGTCTCAGTGTTAAGGGAACTACGCTCATAAATTATTCAACGGTAGATTCAGTTGGAAAAACTTTGCGCAAACCAGAAGAGGTGTTGCAGAATTTTACTCGTAAGTGGTTAAATGATTCACTCAAGAAACTCAAGACCAAAGCTTCAACACCAAATGGTCGAGTGAATCAAGACTGCATAATTTTGAAGGTGTTTTAATATGATACTAGTTGATTATAGTCAGGTTTCTTTGAGCAACATTCTTTCGTTCAAAGATGATTTACGTAGGGGTGATGCCAAAGATATTGAGAACTTAGTTCGTCATGTAACTTTGTCCACATTGAAGTCATATAAAAAGCGGTACGGCGATACTTATGGTGAGCTGGTGATTTGTTGCGACGGTAGAAAGTATTGGCGCAGAGATCACTTCGCTCATTATAAAGCTATGCGCAAGAAGCATCGGGAAGAGTCCGACTTAGATTGGCATTTGATATTCGATACACTATCTAAGGTGCGTGCTGAGATTAAAGAAAATTTCCCATATAAAGTTATGCACTTTGAGAACACAGAAGCTGATGATATTATTGCAGCGTTGGTGTTGCTGACTCAAACAGTTGGACGTCATGAAGAGAATCTAATTATCTCTAGCGACAAAGACTTTAAGCAGTTACATCTTTACAACAACGTGAAGCAGTGGTCACCTATTCAAAAGAAAATGGTGATTAGTAAACATGCTGAAGTTCGTAAACAAATTGTTGAACACATTGTGAAGGGAGATACTGGTGATGGTATACCAAACATACTTAGTGCTGATGATATTTTTGTTAACGGTGGTCGTCAGAAACCTGTAACAGCAAAAAGACTTAACGAGTTTTTTACTGATGGTATAGATGCTTGCCGTACACCAGAGGAAAGAGCTAACTGGCATCGCAACCAAAAGCTGGTAGACTTTAACTATATACCTGAGGAGATTGTTGATCAGATACAAAAAGAATATGATGAACTAAAACCGAATGGGGATAAAATGACAATTATGAATTATCTAATGGAAAACAGATGTCGTAATCTGTTAGATGAATTGGAGGATTTTTAATGAAACGACACATCGTTGAAATACTAGAAGAAATAAACGCTGATCCTAAAAAGATCGAAAGCTATAAAGCCAATGGAGCACTAAAGGCAATATTTGAATATGCCTTTTTGCCAGAAAAGAAGTTTGTATTACCTGAGGGAGATCCTCCGTACAAACAAGATGCTGCTCCCTTTCCAATGAATCCAACAAACCTGCTTATGGAGATACGCAGGCTTTATGTATTTTTGCGGCAAGACCTGAAGCCCATTAAACGAGAACAATTATTCGTTCAGTTGTTGGAATCGATTCATCCCAGCGAAGCTAAAATCGTTCTGGCGGTTAAGGAGCAGAAGCTTCCTAAGTTGTATAAAAAGATTACAAGGAAGCTTGTAGCCGATGCAGGGTTTATTCCAGCTCTTCCAGAGAAGGAATCTACCTTAAAAAAGTCTGTAACCTCTTGATTTCATTGAGGAAAAAAAGACCTTTACATTAATTCAATAATATGGTATAATTACTCTAGTAATTTTGAATGGGATATATTATGACTAAGTTTGTAGTAGGTTTTATTTTTGGGTTTGTTATATCAACAGTAGGTGTTAGTAACTTTACAAATTTCTTGGATCGGAATTTAACTTCTGCCCAAGAGGTAGTTAAGGAGAATGTGAAATGAAAATTATGAAATATGTGATGTTGTTATCTGTAGTGCTTATTAGTGCTTGTGCTAACAATAAAAAAATGACTGAAGCTGATGCGCTTCCAGAAACTGTTATGGAAAAGCCATCGATGATTACTGATCTTGGTAAAGTAAAAGTCACGTTCAGTGATAAGGGTCAGTGGGAATCGTTAGAGTCTACAGCCACAGCCAATGTATCTTTGGATAGTGATGTGGGTATAGAGCAGTCTATGAATCTTGCGACTCTTCGAGCAAAACGAAACATCGTTGAGTTTATAGAAACTGAGATCACTGCCAGTAAAACAACAGAGACTTTTGTTGACACTTTAGTAAAGCAACAATTATCTGTTGATGCTGCAGCTAACTTGACTTCTAAAGTAACTGAATCTATCAAAGAAGATTCTAGCGGAATTATTCGAGGTGCTTATATTTCTGATAGGAAACTCTTAGATAAAACAAGAACAGTATCTGTTACAGTTGTTGTTGATAGAAAAACATTGGCTGTATCCAGTATGCTTAGAGCACAGGTAAGCAGATGAGACTTCTAATTATATTATGTTTTCTTTTTTCTACAGTAGCAAAAGCAGAATTGGTTACTGTAGAAGGAAGAGGTGAGACTTACGACAAAGCTTTGAGTAACGCAAAAGAGGCAGCAGTAGGTAAAGTTGCTGGATCTTTTGTATTATCTGAGAGAAGTTTTAGTGATGAAGAATATTCTGAAGATATGGTTGAGTATAACTCAGGTTCCATAACTTCTTACGATGTTATTCATAGCTTCTATGATGATAAAACTAAGTTGCATGTTGTTACTATACAAGCTAACGTCGATCCAAAGAAAAACAATCTATTAACAGTTAATAAACCTACGGAAGTGGAAATAGATTGGAAAGAACATAACAATCGTGCTGAAGTAATACATCGTTTAGATAACATTAATCGAATGTTTAGTGTTGTTATTCAGGAACCAAAAGTTGGTATAGGAACTTATCAAACCAAGTTCCGAACTAAAGTTACATTCTCGTACCAGCCTAAATGGATTTCTGATATGGAAACTTTTGCTGGAGTTTCTGGTGGTAAGGGCAAAGTTAGAACTAATGTGTACGAAAGAGTACACGGTAATATAGTTACTGGCTTGCTTAGTAAATCGCCACTAGCTGCGGTATTAGTTTACGAAGTAGGTAAACCAAATGAGGTGCAGAGAGACGATCAGATGATGACCTGTTTCGCTAAGAAGAAAGGGTCGCATTTAAAGTGTTACAACATAGGTGTAGAATATACCATACCAAGATCTCCCATGTTAACTATAACTGGGGTAACTGATTCTGGTGAAGTTGTGTTATACCAGCACCTTGTAAATATGACAGAATTATATCAATATGTAAATGCAGGCGATCATATAAACCATAGAATGTTTAAACAAATGAATTATACTTTCGATCAACCAGCATTTGTGGTATATAGCAATCAAAAAATTGTTGAAGATATGAGTTTTTATGTCGACAATAATGTTGCTAAGTCATTAAAACGATTTAATGTTTACTGGAGATAATTATGCCTAATTGGTGTTTCAACGAAGCAGTTCTTTTTAATCAAGACAGTACTAAAATAGATGCTCTGGTAGAGGAACTTGAGAAAGAAAATCCAGAACCATTTAACCATCTCAGACCAAGACCAGAAGAGAAAAATGAAGAGTGGTATAGTTGGAATATAGAAAAGTGGGGAACTAAATGGGATGTAAACATTGAGGACTACACTCGTGTTGATGACAATACGATTCAATTATTCTTTGATAGTGCTTGGTCTCCACCAATAGAACTATACACTTATCTAGAACATGAGGGTTGGGATGTAAGTGCTCAATATTCTGAGGAAGGAATGCAGTTTGTTGGTTCTTATTCTGATTTAGAAAACGACTATTATGAATATGATTTTTCTGAAGAGGATTGGCGAGAACATATCCCAGAAGAGTTAATTATATTTGGAAATCTAGATGATGGGTATGAGTGGTATAAAGAAAATCTAGAAGATGAAGAACAAATTCACTAACCTTTATATGAAACTGGCTGAGGAAACTGCTAAACTTTCTTCAGCCAGAAGATTAAAAGTTGGAGCAGTAATAGTAAAAGACCACAGAGTTATTAGTCTTGGATATAACGGGACTCCTGCTGGTTGGGATAATAACTGTGAAATAGAAATTGAAAACGAGCATTTAAAGAAATACCCCAACCCACATCAACACCATGTTATAGAACTGAGAACTAAGCCAGAAGTAATACACGCTGAAGCAAATGCTATTGCCAAACTTGCAAGAGATGGTGAGTCAGGTAAAGATGCTACGATGTTTCTAACCCACAATCCTTGCATTGAGTGCGCAAAATTAATTTACGGAGCAGGCATTTCTAAGGTATACTATAAGAATGAATATCGAAACAACGAAGGTGTAGAGTTTTTAAACAAATGCAACATAGGAACTATCTATTATGAAAATCTGTAATCCATGGGTTGATGTTCTCTGGTTTATGCAATCAGGCGATCAAGCAACCACACACAATGATGATAAACAAGCAGAGTTATACAAAACATTAATCGATGAAGAGCATGGTGAATTTACAGAAGCTTTTAAAAACAAAGATGATGTAGAAATTGCTGATGCTTGCTTTGATATGATATGGGTGATTATTGGATATATGTACTCAAGAGGTTGGGATCCTATTGATATTTGGGAGGAAGGTAAAATTTCTAATCACAAAAAGATAGACCCAATAACAAATACTATACACAAACGTGAAGATGGAAAGATTCTGAAACCAGAAGGATGGACTCCCCCAAACTTCTCTAAACTTGTTAAATAAATATAATATGAATATATTTTACTTAGATCATGATACAAAAAAGTGTGCAGAAATGCACGTTGATAAACATTGCGTAAAGATGATACTTGAATATGCACAACTACTATCTACTGCTCATCGTGTGCTTGACGGTACTGAGTACGTTGGGAGTACTGCTAATGGACGTAAAAGGATACGTTACAGTCTTCCTGATGATCGTGAATCTGTCTTGTACATGGCTACTCATATCAACCATCCAAGCGCTGTCTGGGTGAGACAATCTGTCAAGAACTACGAGTGGTTGTACAAGTTGTTTTTCGATCTAACTGATGAGTATATCCACAGATATATGAAGATTCACAAATGTGTGATGCTTGCTCACCTTCTCAGAAATCCTCCAAACAACATTCCTAAAGATGTTCCATTTACACAACCTACTCCAGCTATGCCTGACGAGTACAAGGTAGCTGGCGACTCTATTAAATCATATCACAACTACTATAATGGATCAAAACAGCGAATGTTTTCTTGGAAAAATAGAAACACGCCACACTTTATAACCTAAATAAAAATACAATATGCCAACATACGAATTTATTGACACTTCAAATAATGAGATCTTCGAAAAGTCTATGAAGATCTCTGAGCTAGATTCATATCTAGCAGAAAATCCCACACACCAAAGACACCATAGCAGCGCACCACCGTTGGGTGACCCTGTGCGTCTTGGTATTCGTAAAGTCGACAACGGATTTAAGGAGGTGCTACACAAAATCTCAGAAAGAGCTCCAGGAGCGAAAGGACTAAAAGACCACATTCGATAATAACAACAAGGTAGGAAGTTTATATGCCAAGAAGAGCAGAAAATGTTTTAGATATAAATGATGGCAAGAAACAAAATAAAAATCATGGGCTAAAAATTAGATTAGATGATTTAAAAACTTTTGATCCTTTAACTGACAATCAAAAAAAGTTTTTTGATTTATATAAGAAGCAAGAATATTTTGTAGCACTACACGGAGTGGCAGGAACAGGAAAAACTTTTATTGCTTTATATAAAGCTTTAGAAGAAGTCTTAGAAAAAGACAATCCCTTTAGTAAGATTATTATAGTTCGCTCAGCTGTGCAGTCCAGAGATATTGGACACCTTCCTGGAGATATAGATGAGAAGATGGAAATCTATAGGCAGCCTTATGTTCAAATATGCGATACTCTTTTCGGAAGGAAAGATGCATACCAACGGTTAGAAGAACAGGGGCATATAGAATTTATTTCCACTTCGTTTATTAGAGGTATGAGTTTTGATGATGCGATTATTATAGTTGATGAGATGCAAAACTTAACCTTTGAAGAGATAGATACGGTGATGACTCGAGTGGGATATCGGTCAAAGATTATTTGGTGTGGCGACTACCGCCAAACAGATCTAAATAAAAGAAAGAATGACGTAAGTGGTATTTTAAAATTTTTAGATATAGCGATGCATATGAAAGCATTTAGTAAAATTGAATTCACTATTAATGACATTGTCAGAAGTAGCTTGGTAAAAGATTATATTCTTGCCAAGACAAAATTCGAGGATGCTCAGGATATGTTGAAACCAAAATAGGATAATATATTATTGTGAAGTTTAATCATATATCATACGACCACACAAAGATAACGAGAGCCACTGCCCATGATGGCTCTCGTGTCTACAGAACTCCAACTGGTAAAATGTATCCATCAGTTACTTCTGTAACTGGTCTACTCAAAAAGGATATTATAAAAGCTTGGCGTGCTAAAGTTGGAGATAAAGTTGCTAACGAGATATCCACTCGAGCTGCCAGAAGAGGAACCAAAGTCCACTCTCTCTGCGAATCCTATTTGAGCAACGAGGCAGTCGAACCAGATATGTTTGATCTGGAGATGTGGAATAATATACGTCCAGAACTAGATAGAATAAATAATATACATGCATTAGAAACTCAGCTTTATTCAGATCATCTTCAAGTTGCAGGTACGGTAGACTGCATTGCTGAGTATGACGGAACTCTTTCTGTTATAGATTTTAAAACTTCCAAAAGAGTTAAGAGTAAAAAAGATATAGATGATTATTTTATGCAGTGTTCTGCATATGCAGTTGCCTTTGAAGAGAGGACTGGAGTTCCTGTTGCAAATTTAATGATTATTATGGCAGTAGATGATTCCGAGACGCTTATCTTTAGAGAAAAGAGAGACAATTGGATAAAGCAGTTTATAGAGTTACGAGAAGATTATAGAAAACTAAGAAATATATAATGGAGAACATTTATGGGTATATCTAAAACGCAAGAGTCTTTTGACAGAATACAAAAATTGTTACCAGAGGTGTGGGAAACCTTACACTACAACTGGACTTTAGCATTTGGTGGTGGTTTAACTCTAGAAGAGTTTAACAAAAGCTTAGAAGAAAATAACATAATATCCAAAAGAACAATGGAAACTGCTTACGATGTTGATTTTATAATAAATAATATAAAACTAACAATCGGAAGTCAGTAATGATTACAGTTACAGAAAAGGCAATGGAAAAGATTAATGCTCTCTTACAAGAAGAGGGCAATCCAGATTTTAAAGTTAGAGCATTTGTCACTGGTGGCGGATGTTCTGGTTTTAATTACGGATTCACTTTTGAAGAAAATAAAGATGAAGACGATTTTGAGGTTGGCGGAATTATTGTAGATTCAATGAGCATGCAGTATTTACAGGGAGCTATTATTGACTGGGAAGATAGTGTCATGAGTAGCCAATTTGTAATTAGGAACCCAAACGCTACAGCCACATGTGGTTGTGGTAAAAGCTTTGCAGTTTGACGCTCCCTTAGTTAAACGGTATAACAGTTGATTTGTAATCATCTATTGGCAGTTCGATTCTGTCAGGGAGCACCAACAAAGGAGAATGTATGAGAACAATATTATTTGCTTTTCTTATATCTCTTGTTGGGTTAAGTTATGCAAACAGAGAATATTTGGCTGATCCTGTTTTGCAAGTTAATGCAGAACGAGATAAATTAAAATTTGACCCAACTGAGATTCATAAAGTAAGAGGCACAAATAAAATAGAAGCATATTGGGATATCTACGGCGATTATCCTTCTAAAGCTAAAGTATATATGCGAAGGATGAAGTTTTTTGTAGACTGCCATCCAGAAAACTTTCCAGACACAGATAAAGCACGAGTAACATTAAGCACTGTTGCTCTGGGAACAATAGATAATCATATGATAAAGATTATTCTTATTCCTCCAGGAGCCGAAGAATGGATGTTCTGGGATGAAGTTTCATTTATTACACCAGAGCATATTACTAAGATATGCACCTATAAGGGAGAATAATATGCGGTACTTAGTAATTGCAGTAGTTTGTATAGCGTTGATGATTGCTATGGCTTCTATAACTAATGCAGACGACTCGCCTTACTGCTTGACTAAAGCAAGTCTTGCTAAAGATGTAGTATCTAGTATTAATGATGGACTAAATCCACAAAATATTAATTTTGCCTTTCCTAATGTTCAATCTGAAGAAGAAGCTGAAATTGCAGTAGCTTGGGCTCAAGAAATTATGCGTGAAGTGTTACTAATTATGAAGGAAGAGAAAGATCCAGTAAAGGTATATAATTTAATAAAGGATAGTTGTATAAATCCTTCTGATAAACAAATATAAGGAGATACTCTTGGCAGCACCAAAAACGAAAAAGACTACAGTAAATGCAAGAATTCATCAGCCTGTTCACAAAAGAACTTCTATTGGTGGACCAAGACCTAAAACCAGTTCCATGAATAAGTCTAAAAAAAGAAGCTATAAAAAGTACCGTGGGCAGGGAAAATAAGCTTTACTTTAATTCAAAAAAGTAGTATAATTTATACTAATTTGGGGTAAAACCTAAATAATAAACTGCTCTGATAAAAAGGAGCATTTAAGGAGTTTTGTAAATTGTACTTGTCAACAGAAACAATTTGCATTTTTCAACTAAAAAGGAGATCCACATGAAATTGGATTGGAATCTTGCGGCACATGTTGCTGTCGTTATGGTTGTAGTAAACCTAGTAGGTAATGCGACAGGTTGGTGGTAATCCACAAACCACGTTAAACTTTGATTTGACGTAGGTCTTGCCAGTTCTTCCTTAAAGAACTGGCATTTTGATTATGAAAGCGATACCAATAGGCTAATATCTTAGACATGGATCAACTTCCAAAAAACAGGGGCAAGGGTAATGTCCTGTGTAATGGACCACGGTGGAAACACTATAAGCCAAATGGTCTCTATACTATGGGATGTAACTTTCCTCCAGTGCCAGTAGACGCAACGTCTATAATTGATAGAGATGTAATTAGAGTATGGGCAACTGACAACGTAAAGATGCTGACTAATAAAGTGGTTCTAAACAAAGCCAGCTCTGAAACTATAAAAGAACATAGAAGATTTTTTTCTCTAGAACAAAATACTATAAAAGTTTTGGGGACAGTAAATGTATTAAGAAATTATTATAGTTCTGGTCATTGGGCAGCATATGCTATGATTCGTTTAGGATTTACAGAATTAGATATTTACGGTTGTGATTCTTATTTTGATGTGGACATTGGTAGTTATACAGATAATTTTGTAGAAAAAGGTAAACCGAATTATAATCCAAAATTTGTGGGCGAATGGCGCAAATCTTGGAAACGTCTTTCCCAAGAAGAGGGTAAAGGTGTTACGTTTAATTTTATTGACAAAATAGAAGAGGACGGCACAGTTGTTAAAGAAGTTCTGTATGTTGACAGAAAAGCGCAACTGGATCCCTAAGGAGGTATAACATGAAGAACGAAATATTTCTTTCATTTACTTTGCTTACTGCTGTATTTCTTATTGCTTATGCAGCATATCCTAAGAATATTTCATCGCCTCAAATCGAGGTAAAAGAATTTCAATCAAGTTTAATCTTACCCAGAGTTAAAAAAGAAATACAATGTCTGGCTGATAATATGTACTTTGAAGCTGTTGGTGAACCATACATCGGACAAAAAGCTGTTGCTCTGGTAACGTTAAATAGAGTTAAGAGTCCTAGATTTCCTGATAGTATTTGCGGTGTAGTAAAACAAGGAATTGTCTCTAAGTGGCATACAGAAAACACAGGCAAGATAGTACCGATTAAACACAAGTGTCAGTTTTCTTGGTGGTGTGATGGTAAGCCAGATGTAGTTTATGACAGGAAAGCTTATGAATCGATTTATAAGATGGCAAAACAAATTGCTCTAAATTCAGAATTGAATTATGATATAACTGGTGGAGCACTTTGGTACCATGCTGATTACGTTGCACCCAGTTGGAGAAAAATGAAAGTTAAAACAGTGAAGATTGGGCAACACATATTTTATAAGGATAAAAATAATGGCACAAAAACTAAACTTTCAAGTAACCGAAGGGCAAAAGATGGCTCATTCGTTCTACTTGCTGATGGACGAGATTAACTATACTTCTGCTAAATCAACAATAGATTGGATATTTGAATCAAATTTTTCAGAAGAAAGACCAGAATTATTAAACCTTATTATTTGCTCTCCTGGAGGAGATTTGAATGCTGCGTTTGCAGTGATAGATGTGATGAGAGGATCAGCAATACCAATTAGAACTTTTGGTATAGGACAAATTGCTTCTGCTGGACTTTTAATTTTTATTGCAGGTGATAAGAAAATGAGAATACTAACTCCCAATACCAGTATTCTTTCTCATCAATATAGCTGGGGAGCCTTTGGTAAAGAACACGAGTTATTTGCTCAGATTAAAGAATATGATTTAACAACCAAAAGAATGATAAACCATTACAGAAAGTGCACTGGATTGCCAGATAAGAAGATTAGAGAGGTATTATTGCCTCCACAGGACACGTGGCTTTCCGCTTTGGAAGCTAAAAAGCTGGGTATCTGCGACTATGTTAAAGATCTCACATAAAATCAAGGACTTATACCCCTTTACTTTAATTCGGCAAAGTGGTATAATATATGGAGTTGCTTATGTCTAACGATTGGCGCAACGGCGGAACTCTTCAGTATGGCGTTTCTGTTTCTTACAAGCGTAAGGAAGAACAGAAATGGCTTTCTAGAGAGTTTTGGGGTGATAATGCAGTAATAGATGCGAAAAACTACTTCGATATTATTTTTGACGAAGCAGAATATCCTTCTTTTACGACTATATGTAGAGGTGATGATGGGAATGATGCCAGCGTGGTTTACAACGACACGGAACAGAAAGCCGAGGAAGCCTAAGTTTCGTACAGCAGAAGCTAAACAGAAATATGAACAGAATCTTAGAAATTGGGAAGAGCTAAAGAAACGCCACGGAGCAGATTCAAAAAAGACTCCAAGCTTTGTACCACTTACAAGCTACAAACTAACACCACCTGTCGGCAGAGAATCAGCAAAGCACTATCCTAGCTGCGGAACTGCAGGCATGGGTGTTGCAACTAAGTCTGAAAACAAAACCTACACAGGAACCAATATCTTAGGAATAGGAACTTTGCATAAGTCTAATGCTGTTCCCATTTTTAACGATACCGAAGCTAAAGATATTGCAAAAATGCGTCGTTAATACTTTATTTTAATTCACTCTTGGAGTATACTATGAATATGGACTTGACAGGTATCGATAAAAAAATTGCTTCAGCGTACAACTATGGTACGAAATCTGAACTCAAAGAACTACGTAATCAACTTGTTAGTTACAAGATGGAACTGGATAAGTTTATGTCAAAATATCTAACTATGTTTGAGCGGAAGATGTCTTATGATGAGTTAGACACTCCAATATGGAACTTGTACCATAAGAAATATGATGAATATACTAAAGTCACAAAGAGTTTAAACACAGCTGAATACTATATTAATAAAAAATAATTGGGAGATATAATGCTTAATCGTGTTCCAAACGTAACTTTTAAAACAAGAGTTCGTGATGAAAGTATTGGCGGAGATAATCCTTATCGTTGGCAGGATATGACCACCGATGATTACTTTGCCAATAAAAAAGTTATTTTGTTTTCGCTTCCAGGAGCTTTCACTCCAACTTGCTCAACTTTTCAGTTACCTAATTTTGAAAAGATGTATGAGGCATTTAGAGGACAAGGAATAGACGACATATACTGCATGTCAGTCAACGATTCGTTTGTTATGAATGCTTGGGCGAAATCTCAAAACTTACAAAACGTAAAGGTAATCCCAGATGGTTCTGGCGAGTTTACTAGACTTATGGGTATGTTAGTTTGTAAGGATAACTTGGGATTTGGTATGAGGTCTTGGCGTTACGCTGTTCTTGTAGATAATAAAGAAATTGTTAAATGGTTTGTTGAACCAGACAGAGAAGATAACTGTGGTTTAGATCCTTACGGTGAAACTTCTCCCGAAAACATTTTCAATCAAATCTCAAGAATAAGTGGATTATAATGTTCAACAATGCAAACGAGTTCTCGCTCTACATTGAACAGATTGTTAGAGATAAAAAAGTTCCTTACATGGATGCTATATTAGAATACTGTAAGGAAAACTATCTTGAACCATCTGATGTAACCAGTTTTATCAATTCTAATTTAAAAGATAAGTTGGAGTTAGAATTCAGAGAATTAAATTATCTTCCTAAACAAGGAAAACTTGACGTCTAACGGATATGACAGTGAACGGTTTTAAAGCTTACAAATATTATATGGCAGTGAAACTACACTTCACAACGGACAAGTATAATGTTTTCGATACTGGAGGCAAGGTCAAGGGATCTGTTGATGCATTTAAGCGTAGATCTGATCGCTTCCATTTCGAAAACATAGCACATAAAATATCAGAAGATAAAAAGCTGATTCAATATTATGTAGCAAACTTTGCCTACGGAAATCCAGGAATGATTTGGGAGCAAGAAGAAGCTCAAAAGAATTATGTAACTTGGGTTAAACGTAGAGAAAGTATTGCATATATTTTCCGTGAAGATACAATGAAGATATTGGATCACTGCGAAAAGGAAAGACTGGATAAAAACAGATTGTATTCATTTGTTGGTGGTGATTATCCTGAGTTACTAAAACTTTACATTGGAAAGCATATAACGCTGGAAACAATGAGGATTTTAGATGACTTTGATAGTTACCTCAACGAATGGAAACTAAACGATTCTTTGGCTTTGTTATGGGATGGTGAACGCAGAAGAATCGAGAAGTGTAAGCGGTTCGTAAAATATGACAAAGCTCGTATTGAACCGTTGTTTTTAAATTTTAAAAAGGAGTTAGATGTACTTTAGCCATGGGACGTACTTTTAAGAGAGAGACTTTTAATCGGTACGACGACTGGGACAATAAATTCTCAGAAAATCGTAAAGGTAAAAAGAGCATGAAAATCATAAATAAATATGTTGATGAGGATTATAATGAAGACAACATTGACTTTAATTATGAAGAAGAATATACTAAACAATACGACAATTAATAATACACTTTTATACGGAGACAAATATGGATATTAATACTTTACGAAATATGCGTAATAAAGACTTTGGTGAAATTGCCAAAGCTTTTGATAAGATCGCAACCCCCACCACTACAGAATCAAAGTCTTATGCAGACGAGCGGTTCTGGAAACTAGAACAAGATAAAGCAGGTAATGCTACCGCCACCATTCGATTTCTTCCAAGGGTTGAGGGTGATGAGTTACCATGGGTTAGAGTTTTTAAACACTCTTTCCAAGGTCCAACTGGACGCTGGTATATTGAGAACTCATTGACCACTTTTGGTGAGAAAGATCCTGTGGGCGAACTCAACAGCCGTCTGTGGAACTCTGGTTCAGAAGCTAACAAAGAATTGGCAAGAAAGCAGAAACGTAGACTTTCTTATATTGCTAATATTCTTATCGTTAACGATCCTAAACATCCAGAAAACGAGGGCAAGGTATTCTTGTTCCAGTTTGGTAAAAAGATCTTTGATAAGATTATGGACAAAGCTCGTCCAACCTTTGAGGATGAGAAGCCAGTAAATGTTTTTGATCTATGGGAAGGAGCTGACTTCAAGTTGCGTATGCGTAAGGTTGATGGATATGCAAACTACGATCAATCTCAGTTTAACGAGCCTTCAGCACTTTATAGTGGTGAAGAGCAGAAACTGCTAGAGGTTGTTGGTCAGCAATATAAACTTGCTGAGTTCTTGGATAGAGACAAATACTTCAAGTCTTTTGATCAATTATCTAAGAAGTTGTCTGATGTTTTGGGCGACGGTGAACCAATGCCATCTGCCTCAGATCTAGCTGAAGAAGATCGTCCTAGACCTAAAGCTGCAGTAACTGCTTCTGGAGATGATGACGACGGAATGTTATCATACTTTCAAAAGATAGCTGACGAAGACGAGTAAAAAGAAAGGGGAGCTTGGCTCCCCTTTTTTATGGACTAACAAATTGTAAACTTGAATTACTGTAATTTCTTACAGTGCTGTCCATATTTCTGGTTCCCATTCTTCCTATGACAGCTTTATTGTTACTTACATTGTTTATGGTATTTGATCCATCTACTACATTAACAGCTGGTAGGTTAACTGGAGTTGTTTTAATCATTTCATTTTCTGTTGATAGATTGTTTATTGTTTGTTGATTAAGTTGTGATCCAGAAACATTTTTGTTTATTGGAGAGCCAAATTCATCATACATTGTATAACCACTTATATCTATGGGTTTTCCAGCACCCCCATCGTCTTTGGATGAAAACTTCATAAGCTTCTCAGCTTGTTCTGGAGTAAGTTTATCTAGTGCTCCAAAGTCTATATCTTCTAGTTTGCTTATTTCTCTCGCTCCCCTTGCAAATGCGAACAGTCCCTCACCAAGTTCACTTAATCCCTTACCAACTTTTTTGAAATCTTCAGAGTGTTTTGCTAATTTTGTGTATACTGTAAATTTTTCTGTTGGATCTTCATCGTCTTTCCAAAAGGTCAGGGCACTGAAAATATCACTAAAGAAACTTGACCCTGCCTCTAGAATACCTGCTCCAGCCATTTTTGCCATACCACCAGCCAATGCACTTAATCCTTGTCCTGCCTTTAATAGATTTTCCCCATCTATACCTGCAAAAGCATTTAATCCTGCAGCTAAATTGATCATCATCACTTTGATGCCACTACCATCCATTCCAAATACTTTCATTATTTTCTCACCAACACCAAGTCCTAAGAAAAATCCTCCAAGACCAGCACCAATAGCAGTCATACCAAGAGCAGCTCCTCCTGCCATCGATGCTCCAATACCTGGAACAGCTCCAAATAAAGCACCAGCACCTAATAGTGCCCCAAAAGCAGCCAAACTTGGTCCGCTAAAGGCATTTAAACCCTCAGCCAAATTGACCATCATGTCCCTTATTCTTCCACCATCTGCTCCCATCATCGTTGCTAGTCCATCACCAACAGCTAGTCCAGTAAAGAATCCACCTAATCCTAAACCTATTGCAGCCATTCCTACTGCTGCTCTACCAGCGACTTTTGTTCCAACCACACCAAATATAGCCCCAGCTCCCAACAATACACCCATAGCAGCTAAACTATTAGCATCAAATGCTCCAAGACCTTCGGCTAAATTTACCATCATATTCTTGATAGCAGTACCATCTGCTCCCATCATGGTTGCGAGTCCATCACCTGCAGCTAGTCCAGCAAAGAATCCTCCAAGACCAAGACCGATAAGAGCCATACCCGTTGCTGCTCTACCAGCAACCTTAACTCCTCCAACTATACCAAACAAAGCACCAGCACCTAAAAGTGCTCCAAGCGCCAACAATCCTTGTCCAGAAAATGCCTCCAATCCTTCGCCAATATTTACTAGTAATTTTTTTAAACTACTTCCATCTCCAAGTTTACCAATAATTAAGTCAGCTGCAGATAATGCTATGAAGAATGCTGCAATACCAGCACCGATGGCTGCCATTGCTCCTGTTATCCCCAGTAATCCCTTAGCAAGACCTCCTGCTTTTACTCCTCCACCGCCACCATCCGTACCACCAAGACTAGACATTGATCCTTTACCAACAACGTTAGCTTGTTTATCAGGAATATCTTTTTCAATTTTTCCTAATAGTTTTGTTTGGGTTTTTTGTTCTTTTTGCTCCTCTTTATATTTTCTTTCCTCAAGAACTGCGTTTCTATTGGAAGGGGAAAAATCACCTGTTAGTTGCTCACGTTTTGCGCTTGAACTTAGAGATGAGAAATTACCTGTTAGTTGCTCACGTTTTTCAAGTAATTCTTTTGCTCGGTCAGTTGTTGGAGCAAGTTTATCTGGAGTTGTTCCTTGATATTCAGCCTCTTTAGCTATTTCGGCTTCATTATCTTTTATTTGGTTAATTACTTTGTTTCTTTGTATAAATCTTTCGCTTAAAGTAGATATACTATCTGTACTTCCTAACGCTTTTTCTTGACGAATATACTTTTGCTTTTCTATTGCTTTGTTGAATATTCCACCAAAGTTTAATTTTTCAAGAGCTGCAATTTTAAAGTTTTCTTTAGATCTAAATGTGTCTTTTAGTCCTGTAAATGCAGATCGTATAGGTCCAAGAAAGTCTTTACCGAATAAACCTTTAAACGATTTTGATGACATAGCAAGCTGAAGCGCAAAATCTTGACGAGCCTTTATTTCTTTATCTAGAGCATCTTCTAATTTACTATCATTTTCATTGATTTTATCGCTCTCAATATTTTTAATATTTTCAATATTTTTAATATTTTTTTCCTGCAATTCTTTAGATTGTTTTACTACATCAAGCTGTTTTCTAGAAAGTAGTGTCAATTCTTTAAACATTATCGTTTCATCAATATGTGCAATGTACTTACCAATGGTTTTTGTTTCCTCTACCAATGATTTTTGTAAAGATAATAGTTCAGAAAATTTACTTTGATTTTCCATCAATTTTTCCTACTTTCTAGTCTTCTTTTTTCTTCTTCTAAGTGTTGTACAAGTAATGCAACATATATTTCTCTTTCAAATGGAATCATTTCTTCAATTTCTGTTAAACTATACTTATGATGCTGCATTAAGGCAAAATTTGTTTTATATAAGTTTAACAGATCTTCATGACAAAGGTTTACTGAAAAAAACTTGTTAGTCCCTCTATGACTTTATCGTGCTCTTTATTGCATACTGGACACGTATATTTTACATCAGTACTAAGTTTAGGTATTGTATCAAAAAACTTTTGTATTTTTCCAAACTGTTCTTGCGTAAGATTATTAATAAATTCCATAACTTCTTCTTTTGCAGTTTCTGCTGAGTGGTATATCTCATCGCTGTTGTAAATATAATCTATAGAATTGTATATTATTTCAAATATAGAATCTATTTGATCTGTGTTAGCATTTTCCAATTTTAGTACAGTGTTAAAATTTGGATATTTCATAACTACACCAACATCATCAAATAGTTGGATTTTATTGCTATGATCTTCAGATTTCTTAACATCAATTTTAGTTAAGTCAATATCTAATTTTACTCTAGCTTTCTCATCATCACAGTCATCGCAAGCAAATATTAATTCTACTGTTTCTCCAACAGATTTAGCACGAATTTGTGTAAACAAATATTCTAAGTCAAATAGTGCCAATTTTTCTACATCTATTTTACTAACTAAACAGGACGATATAACACTTTTTAATGTATCTGCCATTACCCTTGGATCTTCACTTTGTTGCGCCAGCAAAAGAGCCTTTTCTTCCTTGATTAAAAATGGTCTAAACTTTGCGTCTTCACTAGAAGAAGGAATTTTTAAATTATATGTTGGTGTACTTTGAATCGGTAATGCCATTACTATTCTCCTTTATTCATAGTCGAAATTAACTTATTCAACTCAGCGGTGCTTCCAACAAAAATTGAATTGTTGGTCACGTTTTTTTCAGTTTTTGATCCTTTGGGGTTATCTAAATTTTGCTTTTGTTTGTGTAAATCCATTAGTTGCTGGTTTACATCTGCCAATTGCTTAATTAAATTTCCCACTACTTCAAATGCTCTTGGATGCTCACTTTGTTTAGCAACTTCTAGAGCATTCGTTAATGCATCTTCTCCCTGTACTAATAGTACCTGTAGATTTTTTCTAGAGGCATCATAATCTGTTTCTATTTTTTGATTCCCACTAGATATCTCAGGTTCTTCCACAATTTCGGGAACTAGAGACTTTTCTTCAGGGATTATTTCAATATCAAATACTTCTGATAATTTATCGTTCATTTTCATAATAATCTTTCTATTTATCTACCCCACCCAAACTCAGTAACTACATTTTGTTGTGTTCTAAATACAGAGTTATTTTGTACAGTACGATTAAAGTCATTAAATTTTCCTTGGAATTTAGAAAAGTCTGTATAGTATACCAAAGGAAATGGAGTTGCAACCTTTTTATCTTCTCTTGGCATTGGAAAATAACCATAAGATTTAAAATATCTGTACGCAAATGTAACAGAAAGTTTCATTATATCTTTTGCAGCATAGTCTAGTGCTATTGAAGAAACTGCCTTTGGATATGCTTCTATTAGTTGGCATTGATATTTTTGCATATTTTGCATATCTTCAACATATATGTCCATAGGGACCACATAGTTATCATAGTAATTTACTCTTTTCGAATCAGGATTTATTATGAAAGATAACCATGAATCAAACATAGCTTTTACAGTCATATTATGATCAACATAAAATGTTAGAGTTACGGGGTCATGTATCTTCTCATAAGGGAGTTCTCTATACTCTCCAAAGGTTCTAGATTGTGTTGTAGAGAAATTAATTCCTGGAAGCTGTGCCGTGTCGCAGTATAAAAGAACTTTTTCTAGTTGTGATTGGTAAAAGCTGTTAACTCTAGTTATTCCAAGGGGTAGCGACATGACTACTGAAAATCTAGAGGTTCAAGCTAATCCTTCTGTTTTGACAGATGCTATAAATTTGTTTAGCGACATTAAAATCTTCCTAGTTTTTGTGATTCACTCCATACTACTGAAGCTGAAGTGCCTTTAAATTGTTCTACTGGCAATAACATAGCTGTTACCCAGTCTTCTGATGGAACATTTTTGTATAAACTCCTAACATTACTTGCCAAATAGTGTTTTACGCATGGTTTTACCGCTGCAAATTTAGTTGAACCACTCAAAAGACCCCATGAAAGCTTCAATTTAGTGTTTTCATCCATATTATTGTTGGTAGAAAACGCCATAAGTCTATCTAAAATCCTTATTCGCATAAAATATGGCAAATAATGAAAATTTATACCGTAAAATCCTCCTGATTCCAATCTAAACGGAAAAATCAGCGGAAATCTATCATAATATGGAAGTTTTTCCTTAGTTTTTGGATCATAAAAGAACATATACATTCGACCAAGAAGCATTCTTTTAGATAATCTATCAGGAATATCCTTTAAAACTTGATTTGGAGTGTATCTTTTTCTTTTAAGTAATAAAGATTGCTGCGCAAACCAAGATCTAGACTGCTTTTTGGCATTTTCTAAGTCGTACTTGTTATCTTCAAATATTTTATATAAAGAAGTAGCCATATTCTATTTATTTAGTTAATTCCAAGGTGTTTTTCGGTTAAAATTATAAAATCCCATCCTCTATCTTTGGCAAAATTGCTTGCAGCCTTCCATTTTGCCTGATTTTTGATAAAATAGAAGGATTCTGTTAGATATTTTCTAGTTCTTTTTCCTGGATAATTTGGTGGTTTTGTTTGCTCTTCTGGCTTTATTTCAACTAAATAAGTCTTGAGCAGACCTTCTTTATTTTGTATTTGAATTCTAAAATCTATGAAATAACGGTGAATTTTATTGTCTGTCGGGCAGCGGTAAGGAACAACGGTTTCTTCGCTTTGCCACTTTAAGACTTGCGGATTTTTATCGCACCAAACCGCAAATCTGGTCTCCCAAGAGCTTCTCATTATAATATTTGAGGGGTCTCCGTTGTATTTTTGGGGATTTATAGGTTTATATTTTCTTTTGTGGAACATATATAAATATTACAAAATAATAAGCATATTTAGCTAACAGAAAAGAGAAATTAATGGCAAATACAGATCCTTGGGGTGGCGCTGGAAGTTCTTCTGCTACTCAGCAAGAGCAAAAGAGCTCTCTTACAGGTCAACTCCTAGAATTTATAGATCAGGGAATAACTTCTCTACAAAATAGAAATAGTCTTGAGTACAAAGCTCGTGGCGATGGAAGAGAATTTGATAAAAAGAACTATGAGGTTTTTGACCACTCATATCCAGATGACCTTATGTCTGAAAATAATCAGTATGGAGATAATTATGTAATTTTTTACATTAATGTTTCTACTGATTCCAAAATGTTCAAGGGACGCACTGAAAATCAAATTGAATCTTTGACTGTTGGAGATGTTGATCCCAGAGACAGAGGAGATTTGATAGCCCAAGAATATAATAAAACTCAAGTCATAGGAACTCAAGCCGCAGTTAGCGCAGGACTTGGAGGTTTAGTTTCTGGAGGTTCTCCATCGGTATCTGTACCAGCAGGTGTTTTTGGTGGAGCTGCTGCATGGGGAGTTTCAACACAAACATCTGGATTTACTAGACCGCAGAAAAGATTAAAAACTGCTATTGCTCTTCATGTTCCAAATACTCTAAACATTAATTATGGTGTTCAATGGGCAGAGGATAGCACCTTTGCTTTTCAGGCTACTGCTGAAGTCTTAAGAATAGCTGGCGATACAGCTAGAAGTCTAATTGATGCGGCTGGAAGCGTAAAGGGAGTTACAGATATTTCAGGTATGAAAGATGCAGCATCAAAGGGAATTAAGGGAGTTGTTGATGCAGTAAAATCTGGCGCTCCAGCATTAACAGCCATGGGAATGCAAGCTACTAGTCCTGCTCTTGGAGCTGCGTCAGGATTAGCTACAAATCCAAAGATGGAACAAATATTTAAGGGTGTAGATTATAGAACCTTTAACTTTGATTATCAGTTTTACCCAAGAAACTCAAAAGAAGCAGCTAATGTAAGAAGAATTATTGAGTCTTTTAAGTATCATATGCATCCTGAGTTTAAAGATGATGGTAATTGGCTTTATATCTACCCTTCTGAGTTTGATATCTATTACTATCATGGCACAAAAGAAAACAGAAATATCCACAGACATACTTCTTGTGTTTTAACAGCAATAAATGTAAACTATACGCCACAGGGACAATTTACCACATTTGAAGATGGCATGCCAACACAGATTAACGTAACAATGACGTTTAAAGAACTTGCTCTTCTCACTAAAGATAAGATTAAGGATGGAATGTAATGTATTTTAGAAATTTTAACAACTTCTTCTACGACTTTCAAATTGGTGGAGAAAGAGTAATCACAAGAGTAAAAGATATTACTAAGAATGTTAGATTGCGTACAGAAATACTTTCTAATGTAACTTTATATGATGAATATGATATTAAAGATGGAGATACTCCAGAAATTATAGCTGAAAAGTATTATGGTTCTCCAGAGTATCACTGGATTGTTATGCTGTGTAATGATAGGTATGACTGGTTGGCAGATTTTCCAATGACAACTCCAGCTTTATCTTCATATGTAACTCAAAAGTATGGGTCAGGCAATGAATATGCTACACACCATTATGTTGATAATAATGGATTTGAGGTAGATGCAGATAATGCTGAGGCAACCTCTGTCTCAAATTATGCGTATGAAGACACACAAAACGAAACTAGAAGAAGAATAAAATTAATATCACCATCTTTATTAGCTAAAATTTTAAGAAACTTTGAAGATATAATTTAATGGTAACTGATTTAGAAGAAATTAGAGCTGCTGGAGATGTAATCTTAGGCAAAGCAGAGGTAGTAAACACTTCTGGGTTTGGTCAAGACATTTCTAATCAGATATCAGGCATACAAATTTTTGAAAGCCTATTCGATCCATTTATAACTGGAGTATTAATTGTAGACGATACTCTAGATCTTATCAATTTGTTTCCACTTGTTGGAGAAGAATTCTTAAACCTTTCAATAAGAACTCCAACCTTAGAAAGATTGGAAGATGGAACTAGCAGAACTATAACTGGAAAATTTTACATTTATAAAGTTTCTGAGCGAGAATATATTGGAGATAAACGATTAACATATAAATTGCATTTTATCTCATTTGAAGCTTTGGTTGATCTTAATAAAAAGCTTTCTTTGCCGTTTAGGGGAAAGTGTTCTGATATTGCCAAAAACATAATATCTTCTGAGAGAGGATTAGAGTCAAAGAAAAAAATTTATATTGAAGAATCTGCAAACTCAATTAAATTTGTCTCAAACTTTTGGAGTCCTGTTAAATGCCTAAACTATGTTTCTGAAAGAGCTGTAAATTATAAAGATAGTCCAACTTACTATTTTTATGAAAACAGAAATGGATTTAATTTTGGAAGTTTACAAAACTTAGCAGTTCAACCTCCAGTTCAAACGTTTACATATGATGCATATTCTAGAGATTTTAACAGTAATGGTCAGTCAATAAAAAATATTGAGGAAGAATACAAAAGAGTTAGAGATATTTCTGTGCCTGTTGTTTATGATTATATGGAAAGAATACGATCAGGAACATATACTTCAAAATTAATAACTCATGATCTGGCAACTAAACAGTATAATGTTAGAACTTTCAGTATGTTAAACAACTTCAATAAAGAAGACACACTAAATCAAAATCCAATATCTTCAAGTAAAAATATCGCCTTTCCTGATGCTGCTTTGATGACAAAACCTCTTTGCAATTTTAACTTTACTGGCTATGGAGATGTTACGACTAGCGATAAAGCATTGAAAAGAGTTTCTAAGATAAAACAGTTTAGATCTAATGCTATTGAGATAGTAGTTCCTGGCAGAACAGATTATACTGTTGGACAACGTGTTACTGTTATTTTTTATAAAAATACTCCATTGGCAGCAGGAGAAGATATTAAAGACCATATTGATAAAATCTATACTGGAACATATTTGATATCAGCAATAAACCATTATGTTAGTAGAAAAGAACACGAGTGTAATTTAGAATTGATAAAAGATTCGTATATAGTTGATTTAGATGAGGGGGGAGTAATATAGTGCAAATTTATACTGGTGTTGTTGAGAATAGAATGGATCCTCTAAAACTTGGTCGATGCCAAGTTAGAATAGTTGGAGTACATACTCACAATACAGCAGAACTTCCTACCAGTGAGTTACCGTGGGCATATCCCATGCAACCAACGACCTCTGCTGCTATTAGTGGCATAGGATTTAGCCCAACAGGTCCAGTTGAGGGAACGTGGGTTGTAGTTTTATTTAGAGACTACCCAGAAAACCAACAACCTATTATAATTGGAACTGTTGGTGGTATTCCACAAGCTCCTGTTTCTATAGATGCTGGATCAACTGGAGTTGTATTGAAAGATGAATATGGAGTAGCAAAAAATAACACTGATGTAATTGTTGATGATGGTGGAACAATTAATTATTCAGGCGATGTCGGGGAAGAAACAGAATTATCTACAACCCCTTCATATACAGGACTAAGACCTGTTAAAGATTTTTCCTCAGTAAGTCAAGCAGGTATTAATTTAATTAAACAATTTGAAGGAAAAAAATTAAAGGCATATCAAGATATAGTTGGGGTTTGGACTGTTGGATATGGAACTACTTATATTCTGGGTCAACCAGTACAAGCAAATAGAGAAATCACTGAAGAAGAAGCAGAGAAATTTCTTACTGATGATTTAAAAAATAGATTTTTACCAGCTGTTAAGAGATCAGTTCGAACATTAGTAACCCAATCTATGGTAGATGCACTTTGTTGTTTTGTTTATAACGTGGGTAGTGGCAATTTACAGCAATCAACTCTTTTAAAAGAATTAAATTCAGGTAAGTATGCAAATGCTGCTGCCAGATTTAATGATTGGGTTTATGCTGGTGGCAAAAAAGTTAATGGTCTGATAACTAGAAGAAACGCTGAACGTGAATTGTTTTTATCAGAGGGATTGCCAAATATACAGGGTGGACTTACGCCAATGGCGCAACCAGCAGTTCCAGTTGGTAATTCTTCTACTGATTCAAAAGGAAACACTATTGAGCGTTCAACTGGAACTTCTGATAATAATGTTTCCACACAAATAGGATTTAGAGATCCTACTGGAAAATATCCTCTTTACATTAATGAAGCTGATACGAATAAATTAGCAAGAAACGAAGACATTTCAAATACGATAGTATTTAAGAAGATAGCTTCACGTGATACAGGAGTTGAAATAGCTAACTCAACTTCTACCTGGGATCAAAGTCCTATACCGTATAATGCACAATATCCATACAATCATGTACATTACAGTGAATCTGGTCACGTGTTTGAATTTGATGACACACCAAACTCAGAAAGAATTAATCTACATCATACCTCTGGAACTTTTACTGAGATAGATGCAAATGGAACTCAGGTAAACAGAATAGTTGGTGATGGATATGAGATATTAGAACGTAATGGTTATATTCATATACTTGGTTCTCAATTTGTTACTGTTGAGGGATCCCAAAAAGTTAAAGTTGTAAACACACTAGATTTAGAAGTTGATGGAGCAACCACTATTAATATTCACAACAATGCTACAGTTAATATTAGTGGTGATGCTAAGATGTCAGTTGGCGGAGAGTATGCATTAAAAGCTGCTTCTATTAAGATGGAAACCACTGGAAATATTGACATTAAAGCAGGTGGAAATTTTGCAGTAGATTATGTTCGTGGAGACTTTGGTACTGGTGCTGCTTCTAGTGGATTGTCTGCTCCTGGATCAACAAAAACACCATTATCTCCAAACTTTAGTAGTCTTTCAATGATTAATCGATCTTTGTCATCAGCTCAAACATTTGAAACTCCAGAGGAAGGAGATCCTGCAGGATATAGAGCTAGACAAATAGAGCAAGGCAACATTTCTTCTGATGAACTTGATTCAGGACAAAAATCTGATTCAGTTGTTCCATCTAAAAATAATATAGTACCAAAGGAAATAGATTGTGATTTTATTCAAACTATGGATACTAGCCAATTTGGTCCATCTTTAGTTTTATCAAAGTATTTTAATCTTGGGCAAGTAACTTCTAATTGGACCAGAAGACCACGGAATCAATTTGGACTTACTCCACAAGATATTGTTTGTAACCTTAGAAATTTATGCGTAAACGTATTAGATCCTGTAAAAGAACGTTGGCCAAATATGATTATTACCAATGCATTTAGAAGACCTGGAGATGTTTCAGCTTCTTCTAAAGTTTCTCAACATTATAAAGGACAGGCAGCTGATATTGTTTTAGGAGGATTTAGTAGGACAGAACACTACGAAGCAATTCAAGAAATACAACAGTTAGTTCCTTACGATCAATTATTGTTAGAATATTCTGGACCGACTACTGTTTGGATTCACATATCTTTTATTACCAAAGGAATAAGAAAGCAGCACTTTACTATGAGAGACCATAGTCGAGTGTCAGATTTTGGAACATTTACTTTGATAACATAATATGGCTTGGTCACCGACAGACACAAATTTAGGAACTTATAATGAGTTGTCAGATGTTTCTGAGACTATAACTTATACCGATGGTGGCACTAGTTATACAGTTACATTAACACCACAGCAAACAGATCCTACTACGTTGACTTTGTCGAATGATGATCCAGCTACCATAACAGGATATTATGATAATGTATTTACAGACACTATACAATATAGAACGATAAATGATACTTTTGTAGATGTTACTAGTTTTAGCGATATAGATTTAGACGAGTTAAGTGAAATGATTTATTATGTTCCAGAATCTACAACCAGCAGAACATATAGTTATTTGGCTACTGCAGATGGACAATCTAAAACGTATACAATAACTATTAATAATGATTGGGATGCTGGAAAATTTTTACTAAAATCATATGTTAAAAGAACTGTTCCTTCTGGAATTGTTTGGATAAATAGTTCGGCTGAAACTGTAACTTGGTTAAACGCCAGAGGACAAGAAGTTACTTGGGAATAATTTAGATGGATATACCTAATAGTTTTGCAGATAAAAGTGGAACAATCCAACTTTCTTTGTTGGATGATAATTTTACCACTGTAGAAGACGATTTTAATACACTAAATGGTACTGTTACCACACTAAGTGGAACTGTTACTACACTAAGTGGAACTGTTGATTCGTTAAATACTACTGTTTCTGGATTGACATCTTCCCAGTGGACAACTTCTGGATCTGACATATATTATAATTCTGGCGACGTTGGTATTGGTACTACTAGTCCTGATTATAAACTTCATGTTGATGGAACAGCGTATTTTAATGCAAATGAGCTTACTGTAAGAGGCGGTTCTCCAACCATATATTTTAGAGACACTGATGAAATGTCAGCTATGCTCCACAATAATAGTAACTTACTATATGTTTTGCGTGGAGGAACTGACACGAGATCTTGGGTTCAAGTTAGTAGTCAATGGCCATTTATTTTTAATCTTTCTAATAATGCTGCTACCTGTGGTGGAGACTTTGCTGCAGTAGGAAACGTTACAGGATATTCTTCAGATGTAAGATTAAAAGAAAATATAGTTCCAATATCAAATGCTTTAGAAAAGGTAAACAAACTTCAGGGAGTTACTTTTGACTGGAAAGATGAAGCTATAAAATTGGGTTTTGTCCCCGAGCATAAACAATTTGATGCTGGAGTTTTAGCTCAAGAGGTTCAAAAAGTTCTTCCGCAGGCAGTTGCATATGCTCCGTTTGATCAGGAGTGGAGCGAGGAATTAAATAGAAATGTAAGTAAATCTGGAGAAGATTACCTTACGGTAAGATATGAAAAAATAGTTCCTCTATTAATTGAAGCAATTAAGGAATTAAGTGCAGAAGTTAAAAAGTTGAAAGGTGAGTAATGGCTCTACAGTCAAGTGGTGCAATATCAATTGCAGATATTAACACTGAGTTTGGTAGAGGAAATGATTTAAATTCTTACCGTGGAACTTCACATGCCAGTGGAACATTTAGTAGTGGTGCTATTTCGTTTAATGATTTTTATGGAAAATCAAACGCTATTGCAGTAAATGTTTCTTTTACTCAGTGTGTAGACCATTATGCTACAGTATATTATGATGGAAACGGTAATATAAGAATTCAAAGTAGAGAACCAAGTGGAAATATTCATACTGGACGAGGCGATTGTGGAGGTAATGCGCAAGGAGATATAACTCGGTATACTTTTAGTAAGAGTGGACGCTCTAATATTAATGTGACCATATCTTCTTCTGGACGTAACGGATCTGGTTCTATAACAATTAACCAAAGTGTGAATAGTACGTATGGACCGACACAAGTTGGAGTAACAGATAGTTCTGGTGGAGCTGCAGGATATTCATTTACAATAGTAGGAACGATAACATAATAAGGAATAATATGGCAACATACGTTGAAGTTGATGAGAATAATGTGATACTTGGATTGTATATTAATGTAGACACAGCACCAACTGCAGGAGAAGGATACACAATTAAGGAAGTAACTTCTTATAACGGTCTGGGATTTGTGGAAGGGCAAGTGTTCAATCCAGAAACTGGTGGTATAGATGATACTGAGTTATCTTTGTCTGTAAAGGCAGAAAACGAGCTTAGATTAACCGATTGGAAGGTTATACGCCATAGAGATCAGGTAGATCTTGGAGCAACAACTTCATTGACCAATGACGAGTATTTAGAATTGTTGCAACATAGACAAAATTTACGAAATACTGTACTAGATGCCTAAATAAAACTATGCCAGCAGTTATACGAATAGGAGATACTTCAACAGGACATGGATGCTTTGCTCCAACGGTTCTTCAGTCCACTCCTGTACAAAAGACTTATTTTAATGGCAAATTAGCTGGAGTAATAAACTCATCCTGTCAGTATGTAGCCCATACTTGTGGCTTAGTAACTCATTCAGGAACAGAAAGAGCGCCATCCAGTGGAGCTAGAAAAACTTATATAGAGGGAAATTTGGCTGCTAGGATTGGAGACGATATTGTTTGTGGAGATGCTTGTGGGCAGGGTTCTCCCAATAGTTTTATAGAATAGATATAAATAACTAAATGGCACGCAACACTAGAACTTTTAAAGATATAGACCTTAATTTTACTGCTCATCCAGTTACGGGAGACGTAGCTAGAAAGTACGATGAGGCAGCAATTAAACAGTCTGTACGTAATTTAATATTAACTCAGAACTATGAGCGACCTTTCCACAGTGAAATAGGATCTCAGGTTCGCAGTGCTTTATTTGAGTCTGCTAGTCCAATGACTGCAGCAATATTACAACGTAGCATAGAGGATGTTATTAATAACTTTGAGCCAAGAGCAGTGTTGCTTGAGGTGGAAGTTATTGACAATTTAGATAATAATGCTTATAATGTAAAGATAGTTTTTAAAATAATTAATACGGAAACGCCCATATCCGTTAACCTAATTCTTAAGAGAACACGATAATGGCAAATAAAAGAATAAGTGTGTCTGAGTTGGACTTTGATAGTATTAAATCTAATTTAAAAAGTTATATGGAAGGACAGTCTGAATTTTCAGACTATGACTTTGAGGGGTCTGGTCTTTCTGTATTGTTAGATGTTTTGGCATATAATACACACTACAACGCTTTATATACAAACCTTGCTGTTAACGAAACATTTTTAGATTCAGCTTCTAAACGAAGTAATGTAGTTTCTATTGCAAAATCTTTGGGGTATACTCCTCGCTCTGCTACTGCACCAAGAGCTATTTTAGATGTTAGAGTTACTTCCACTTCTTCTACTCCTGCGACACTTACTCTACCAAAGTATTCTACTTTTACTACGACCATATCTGGAGAGTCTTATATTTTTTATACAACAGAAGAATATACAACATACCTCGATGGTTCAGAATATCTTTTTCAAAATGTAAATGTTCGTGAAGGAAATAAATTAACGTTTAAATATACTGCTGCGACAGGACAAAGATATATCATACCAAATGCAGGTTGTGATTTATCAACACTTACAGTACAAGTTCAAGAGTCAGCAGCTACAGGTTTATATAGAACATACAGTGAAGGTAGTAATATATTAGGTTTAACATCAACCAGCGAAGTTTATTTTGTAAAAGAAATAGAAAATGAACTATATGAAGTTGTTTTTGGGGACGGAACCATAGGTAAAGCACTTTCAAATGGTAACGTTATAACATTAAGTTATATTGTTACTAATAAAGATGCTGCCAATAGCGCAAAATTATTTACATATAGTGGTTCTTCACTATTAGGTGGTACTGTTTCAGCAACTACTGTTTCTGCTGCGTCAGGTGGAACAGACATTGAAAATATAGAAAGTATTCGCTTCAATGCTCCTCGGCATTATTCAACACAAAACAGAGGAGTTACTAGTGAAGATTATAAGAGTTTAATTACTGAAGAAGTTTCTAATGTTGAAGCTGTTAGTGTTTGGGGTGGAGAAGATAACGATCCTCCAGTTTATGGTAAGGTATACTGTTCAATTAAACCTACAGGAGCTAATGCGCTTACTACTGCACAAAAGTCTCAAATAATTACTGAAATATTGAAGCCAAGAAATGTTGTTTCTATTACTCCAGAAATTGTTGACCCCGAGTATATTCACGTAGCTGTAAACTCAGCGGTTTACTACAATCCAAGATTAACTACTCGTTCGGCTGCAGATATTAAAGCTATTGTAGAGGGTATAATAAAAAATTATAATACTACAGATTTAGAAAAATTTGATAGCGTATTTAGAATCTCAAAACTTAGCAGACTAATAGATGCAAGCGAGCCAGGAATAGTAAGTAATATTACAAAAGTAATTCTTCACAAACCAGTTTCTCCAGTTTATGGAGTAAACTCGCAGTATAAGTTTAATATTATCAACCCAATTTACAGTTCTGGACAACCAGAGGATAGTATTACTACGACTGCATTTTATATAGATGGAGACACAGTTAACGAATACTACATTGACGATGATGGTAAGGGAAATTTAAGATTATATTACCTAGTAAGTGCAACAGAAAGAAACTACGTTAATAACAATATAGGAACTGTTACTTACTCAACAGGAACAATTAATGTTCCAACATTAAATATTACTTCTCTTGGCACTGGAGTTACTGCGTTTAAGTTCTTTATTAAACCTTCATCTTACGATGTTGTAACTGCTCGCAATCAAATCTCAGTTATATTAGATGACGAGATAACAGTCAGTGTAATTACTGACTCCTTCTCGCTTGGTAATACAGGCGGCGGAACAAACTACAAGTTTACAACCAGTAGATCATAATGGCGACAATTAAACCAAATATATCGACGATTGTAGCAAGGCAACTTCCTGAGTTTATTCGGGATGAATACCCTTCATTTGTTTCATTCGTTGAAGCATATTATGCATATTTGGATGCCAACTACAATGGAAGAAACATTGAAGATTATAGAAATTTAGATGAAACTGTTGACAGCTTTATTCAGCAATTTAAAAACGAATTAAATGTACTTGCTGAACAGTCTTTTCCAAATTATGCTAACTTAAATGAAAAAGAAACCATCATAAGAAAAGCCAAGCAGTACTTTTCTGCTAAAGGTAGTGAAGCTGCATATAAATTTTTGTTTAGAGCTTTATATGGTAAAGAGATAGAGGTTTACTATCCTAGTGAAGCTATGTTACGAGCTTCAGATGGAAAGTGGCAACAAGATCTTTCTTTTTATGTAAGTGTTACTTCTGGAGATGCTTTAAGTATAGTTGGTAAAGAAGTAAATGTA